AAGAATTATCAACCTCTTTAAACTATCTTTTTGCAGAGTTTTAATATCTAGTTTTTCTGATAATTCTTTACCATCATTCACTATTATTATTATAACTGCACCGCCGAAAATGTTTGCCCATTTTCTAGCCTGGGCAAAACTTCCCTTAACATCAAGTTTCTTTTCAAATTGTTCAAATTCCTCAAGTTTTTTAGGATTTTCGATATTCAACTCACGCCAGTTTTTTATACTTTCATCTGCAGGAATGTCAATAATATTTGAAGCTAACCAATTTGTCGTATAAATATTATTAGCTTCTATTTGTGTGATTCTTGGGTTTCTAAGGTAGAAAGTATTTGTGCGGGGATCTTTTTGAGTGCCTAATGATTTGTTTATATTGGTAAACCCATCACTAGATTTAGTTTTTTTGCTATTTTTATTTTTTTTAGACATTAGATAAGCCTTTTTTATTTTAATTATAGCTAAACTAATCCTCTCTCATAGATGCTAATAATGAATTAACTTTAGGTTTTGAGTAAGCCATCAAAAAAGCATCTGCGATATTTGGCGATTTTATTCCTCTTCTTTTTAAATCTTTTTTAGACTCAACTTTCACTTTGCCCGTATTGTCTTCATCTTTTCGTGGAGTTGATAATTCCTCCATCAACTGGTCTAAGTGTTTCAAATCTGAACTTATTGAGATAATTTCATCTTCTTTAAAAATTGTACCTTTAGCAACTGCGTTGTATGTGTTTTTAAATCTTTGTGCTATCTCCCACCAACTCTGTGCCTTTAAGTTTGAGAACATATCTTTGTTTTTTATATTGTCAGAAAATACTTTGTCAGGGTCACGAACCTTATCCCCTGCATTAAATTTAGAATATTGTATTTTTACTTTACTATCTAAGTTTAATCGTTTAAATGTGCTTCCAGCAGAAGCACCGACCCCGATTGAATCGTAAGTAATATGTAGTTTTTTGGTTGATGCTCTCTTATAAACCTTTTCAGCACTTTCTTCTAATTCGTCCTCTTTTGCAAACCATTCACTTGAAGCATAAGTCAAAATACCGTGAGTTTCAATCGTTGCACAGCTATCTTCTCCGCTATCTGCTATGTCATAACCTATTCTTTTTTTACCTGTTATTTCAATATTAAGTTTTAAATGTGAGTCTATTGATGATTCAATCCACGACCTTTTTATAATTGCTTCATTATCGTCTACTTTTGGATGTCCTAGATAGATATGATTATATTTCTCTTCATCTTCATCTTTTGCAGCTTGTATTATATTTAGCATTGTTTCAGACAAAAAAGGATTTTCGTTGTAATTTATATGTCTTTTGATTGTATTGGGAGGAGTATTGACTATAAATCTTTTATATACAAAGTCTGTAACTAATTTAGGATTAAAAAGAATCCAGCATTCTGACCCCTCTTTTCTTATAGATGGCTCTAAAATATTCCATTGTTCTTCTGTTAAAGCGTGGCTCTCTTCACTCCAAAGAATATCAACGCTCTCAATAGATTTTATTTCATCTGTTGAACGCCATAAACCATAAAAAAGAAACTCACTACCAGTTATATTATGTACTATTGAGTTTTTAAGCACCGTGAACTCATCTTTTAAACCAAATCTTTCTATTTGTATTTTGAGTAATGAATATACTGAATCAGTTATTTTATTTTGGATTTGTCTTACACATAGGAATTTCATTTTGTATTTAGAAGCTAAATAAATAGCTACTCCACTCGTATCCCAACTTTTAGAAGATGAACGCCCCCCGTAAAGAATTTTATTTCTTGCCTTAGTTTGCCAAAATTCTTTTAGGTTTGGGTTTAGTGTTGGCTTAATTATAGAAGTCGTCAAAGGTTCTATCCTCTATGCTTTGCTGTAGATTGTTTTGAGTATTAACAGTCACTTGACTATTTGCGTGTCTCTGGTTTACTCCCAATGTTACTGATGCTTTATCTATTCCATCAAGTGCATTTCTAACATCCGTTGTATTTAGTTTTCTTTGTTCAAACTTTTGCATACCATCGCCAACATTTATTTTATCTTCAACATATCCCTCTTCTATAATGTCATTCATTTTCTTTAATGCTTTCTCTACTCCACCATATACTAAATTAGCTCTTCTAAGTTGATCATTCACTTCTTTATCAAAACATTCACTTTGATATTCACTTTCCGCATTAAGCTCCCTCCTTATCGCAACCACGCTATTCACTTTATCCTTATATTTAGGAATAACTCCCTTGCATATCTTATTTACTGTTGCGGGACTACACTCATAATCTTTAGCTAATTGATTTTGACTCTTTCCTATATGAAAGTCCGCAATAATTTTATTTTTTCTTATTGCAGTTTGTTCCTTAGATAGTCTTGCCATTATTTAAATAACCTATTTAAATAATGGCTTGATATTTTTCCCATATTATTCATTATCTATTACTCTCTTTAAATAATTCATCTGTGTAACCCTCTTCTGAATCTCCGAATAGACTACCACTTTTATTCTGTTTCCAGTTTCTAATAGTATCCATTTTTAAATCTAAAAGCTTTTCTATATCATTTTTTATTTTATGATAATTCGCTTGACGGTTTTCTGTATCTGTAAATCGTATATCCTCAATTACTTTTAATATCTCTTTAGGTCTGTTTTTGCTTTTACACAACTCTTTAATAGCTTTTACTAATAGATAGTAATCTTCATTAAAAAGTTTTAATATAAAAAAATATTCTTTCTCTTCTTGTTCAAAATGTTCTTTTGTTTTTAGCATTAATACACCTTTTTATAATGTGTATTATACCATTATTCCTATTAAACTATAGGTTTTATGAATGCTGTTTCTACATCTTGGATTGTCTTTTTTATTGCATATCCTTTTTCATCTTATCTAATTTTATTATTCTAGCTTCATAGCTTGTTTCTAAATGTATAGTTGTTCCATTAGGTATTCTATTGTTGTTTTCGTCCAATACATAGAATCTTCCTACTGTTTTATATGTCTTTTTAAGTAAGTATTTTTTGTTTGTTTTTATGTGTGTGTATATCATTACTAACAAAATATTACAGTATCTTTATATACATTAGTTCCGAAAAAATCTTTACATATCAAATTTTTTCTATCTTGAATAATTATTGTTTCTTTAGGTATTCTTTCTAGGAGTCTGTTATAGATAGTACAATACAACTTATCATATTTTAGGTATTCTAGCATTGCATTATTCTTTTTTTTCTTTTGTTTATAGTTTTTAAATATGTTGTATTTTGTTATCTTTTTTTTCTTTATCTTATTTACCATTTCTAAATGTTCTGCTATTCTCATATCTTTATATCTTTTCATCTTTTATTCCTTAATCTTTTTATACTCTAATTATATACTTTTAGCAGATAGTTATCAATAGTTTTGATGATATTTGATGTTTTATTGTTGAGATAGTTACTATGGGTAACATTTGGAAAGGATAGCTTTTTTACTATCCTTTAGTTGTGGGGTTTGTTTAGGTTTGGAGTCGTATAGGAATACAACTTATTTATGGCTTATTTCATCTATTGTTTTAAAGATTTCATTTTTGTATTCCTATTACTTTTTCATTTTTAAAAGTTAGAGAATGGAATGCTCTTTTATCTCTTGTTTGCTTAATTGACCCATTTTTATAAACTGCTATGTAGCCATCCATAAACTTATCCCCACCAATACCCTTATCACTGTCAAGACTTGCAAATATCTTTTTGTTATCACTATCTAGCATTGATGGGAAGTGTATTGCTAGAGTCTTTATGTCTATCTCTTCAATATAATTAAATTCAAAATGCCCCTCTTCGTGGTCGTGCCAATTATGGCACACACTATTAAAGATAAACCATTTTGTAGATTCTTCTTCTTGTTCGTTGAAATATTGTTGTTCCATTATCTGACCAACAATATACTCATCGCTATCAATCCTCTTTGCTCTATACTCTGGTATATTTAAACTCTTATTTTTTTCACTCATTTTCTCTTACCTCTTTTCATACTTGGTTTTATCGCATAAACTTTTTTAAACATTTCATCAACGCACTCATTATAGATATTAACTTCTATATCTACTGTCACATCTTTATCTCTAAACTTTGATGCTTTAGTCTCTTTTTTAAGATGATCTGATTCACATATTCCATTAAAAATATATTCATAATCTATATCTAAAGTTAAATATTTTTGTTGCTCTAATTTTTGGAATACTACTATTGCAAACAATAAAGGTATATGTCTATTACTAAATGTTTTTGTATAAATATCTATAATTTTAGTGTAATATTTTTTGGCTCTTAAAAGCATATTGTGATTTACAAATGATAACTTTTCTATACTATCTACTGTACAATTATTATCTTCACAATACTTTGTTAATTCTAAGCCTTTAGATAGTGCATATTCTTTTTTAAAATCATTATCTATTACTATGGTGCCTTTACCATCTTTTCGTTGTTGCTCTGCATCTATTAGCATATTATGAACATAAGCTAATATTGTTCTGTTTTTTAGGTTTTTATCTGTTGTCATTGTTATAATATCTCTTTGTTTTTATATATGTTTCCAATTACTTCAATAGATTGTCCTGGTCTCCATAAATTATCAAAATATGTAATAATTCCACTCGATCCATTATTACCCCATAAACACAATGCTCCATAAATAAATTTAACTTGTCTCACATCGTTAATATCTCCAATATATACATAAGTTCCTATTTCATCCTTTTTAGACTTAAACTGTAATCTTGTTTGCTTTTCATGTTTATTCGTTATATCTGAATGTTTATATATTTGTATTATATCACTCTCGTAAATTTCCACACCGTTTTTATCTTTTAATCCAGTAAACGCATCACTTCCTATAATGTCTAATTCTACTGCATCCTCTAAGTCAGTAAAAGGTGCTATTTGTTCATTCATTGCTTCATTTTCAAAACTCCCATATAAAAGCTCTTCTAATGTTCTGAATCCAAAAGCAACAAAGTTTTTTTCGTTTTGTGTTGCAAAAGCAAATCTAAATTTTTTCTCTCTCATGTCATCTCCTTTAAAATATTACTAACTTATT